AATGGAATACCCCACGATGGTTTATAAGGTTCCCGGGAAACATGTCCGCCCGCATGGAACATACGATTTTGCAGGAGTCAACAACGCTGAAGAACTGGAAGCCAAGATTAAAGATGGCTGGTTTTCGTCTCTTTCAGAAGCGATTGAACCCAAGAAGGAAGCGCCAGTTGTAGCGACCACAGAAACAGATGATACTGCACCCCCTACTCGTCAAGAGATTGAGCAAAAAGCTACTGAACTTGGGATTAAGTTTGATGGCAGGTTTTCTGATAAGAAGATCTCGCAACTGATCGAAGAGGCTTTGAAGTAGTATGGGATACACCAAGAAACAGATCATTGAGCAGGCGTTCGAGGAAATCGGACTGGCCTCATATGTCTTTGATCTGACCGCAGATCAACTGGATAGCGCACTGAGGCGCCTCGATCTGATGGTATCTTCTTGGTATCTCAAGAATATCCGTATCGGGTATCCGCTGCCGGCCAGCCCAGGGGACAGCAATATCGACCAGCAAGTTGATACGCCCATGCAGGCCAACGAGGCTTTGGTGCTCAATCTGGCTGTCCGTCTGGCGCCTGCTTACGGCAAGGTGGTATCACCTGATACCAAGGCCAATGCAAAGCTGACCTACGACCAGCTTTTAATTCAAGCAGCGGCTCCGATTCAGTTGCAGTACGACAAAACCTTGCCACTTGGGGCTGGATACAAGCGCACTGAGCGTGTATTTGTAGACGTGCCGAATCTGGACCCAGTACAGGTGCAGCCAAACGGTCAAATCCTCTTTAGGAACTCTTAGTATGTCCATTGAACGACTTTCTCTAATCGACACGGTAACAAGTTCGACAAACTTTGCCGTTAACGTCAATGGACAGGACTATCGAGTGCTGGCTCAGTCCGTTTACGATTACATCATCAATACCACTGAAGAGTTTGGTAATGGTGAAGCTCTTCTTGGCGACAAGACTCTGCAGTACTTTGCTCCATCCGCGACTGGCTGGAGTGTTGCTGTAGCGACTGAAAGCGCCAGTGCGTGGCTGATTATCACGCCCACAGCAGGCTTTGCTACTGGCTCGATCACGATGCCGGCAGTCATCAACGCCAAGGAAGGACAGGAAGTGCTGGTCAACTGCACTCAGTCTGTTGGCACGCTGACTGTGCTGGGTAATGGCGCGAACGTGATTGGCGCACCTTCTTCACTGGCTGCAAACGACTTCTTTCTGATGAAGTTTGAGCCGATCCTCAAGAACTGGTATCGTGTTGGCTAACTGTTGAATTTATGGGACTCGCTTTTCAACCTGCGTACAATCTCGGCGTCACTGTCACGCCGAATGTCACTTCAGCTTCTGTCACGCTGGGGCTCACTTCTGAGTCTGTTGTGTTCACCAACCTGGGCTCCACTGTGGTTTATGTCCGCGTAGGCACTGCTCAAAGTGGCACGCCTGCGACAACTGCCGGCTATCCCGTCCTTGTGGGATCACAGGTCTCAATCGGCAAGGATCAGGACGATGACACTGTCTCGTTCATCTCTCCTGCTGGTCCTGGGTCGCTGCACATCATTCAAGGCATCGGGCTGTAATGATCCGTTTCCTGTCACGGCGCCGGTCCAAGACTCCTGCAACGGCTGGTGGAGTGCCTCCTGTCGTTACATTCACTTACCTGCGTCCCGACGGGACATCTCAGTTCCGGCGCCCTGACGGCACCTCAATCTACATCCGACCCTAGCCATGCCAAATCTCACGGTTTCAGCAGACATTGACTCTTTCATGCAGGCAGCCAACAACGCTGCTGCAAAAACCGCTTTGGGTGTGCCAGCGGCAACGGTTGTTCAGACATTTACTTCAAGCGGGACCTGGACCAAGCCCGCTGGAGCGGTTGCTGTGGATGTGGTGGTGATATCTGCTGGCGGCGGCGGTGGATCTGGGCGCAAGGCTGGCGTTGGAACTCAAGCATCTGGTGGTGGCGGAGGTGGTGGAGGATCGTATTCTATGCGGAATATCTCTGCCGCTCTGCTTGGCGCAACAGAAACCGTAACTGTTGGCATTGGAGGGACCGGCGGTGCTTCTGTAACTGCTAATAGCACAAACGGAAACATCGGGGTTACTGGAGGCAACTCTTCGTTTGGAACGTGGATACAAGTGACGGGAGGAGGAGGCGCTGGAGCCGCTACTAATGCAAGTGGTCCGGCAGGGGCAGGTTCAAGTGCCCGCGCCATGTTTCAGGGCGCCAACGGATCAGCGGGCGGCGCAGGGGCAGGAACACTTACTGGTGGATCAAATGTAAATATTTCAGGCGCAGGAGGAGGCGCAGGAGGAGGGCTCCCTGCTGCTGCAACGGTTGGATTTACAGGGAGCACGGGAGGAACTTGTCTTGGATCTTGGTTTAGCGGTGGAACTGCAAATGGAGGAGCAATTGGGGGCAACGGCGCATCTGCTCCAAATGTTACAGCAAACTTTGCTGCCGCTGGCAGTGCAGGGGCTGGTGGTGGATCTAGCGTCACTGGCAACGCGGGCAACGGTGGCAATGGAGGGCTTTATGGTGGCGGCGGTGGTGGTGGCGGCGCAGGTCTTGACAATGTTGGAAACTCTGGCGCAGGTGGAAATGGCGCAGATGGCATCGTTGTCGTTACAACTTATTTTTAACTTTTCCCCTCAGTAGCACAACAAACAAAACCCAATATGGCCAATCAGTTCCTACTCAAGTATAGCGCCACGTCTGGCGTTGTCCCAACGTCCGCAGAGTTGCCTCTGCGCCAAATCGCCCTGAACACTGCCGACGGCAAGCTGTTCATCAAAAAGACCGACGGTACGATCATCAGCTTTGAGAGCGCCTCGGCGTTCGCTCGTGCGGTACATTCGCACGTCATTTCTGATGTGACCGGCCTCCAGGACGCTCTTGACACGCTGACGAGTGCAGCCGCTGCAGCCCAAGCTGGCGCAGACGCTTCTCTTAAAAGCGCGTCGAACCTGAGCGACCTCGCCAGTGTTTCGACTGCTCGCACCAACCTCAGTGTTGATAGCAGCGCAGAAGTTGACAGCAAGATCTCGACTTCTAAGTCCGCTTCTGACGCCTACACGGACGCAGCAATCGCCGCTCTCATCAATGGGAGTCCTGCGACGCTCGATACCCTGAAGGAAATTGCTGACGCCCTGGCCGCTGGCTCTGACGTTGCAACCGCGCTGGCTTCCAGCATCGCTGCTGTCTCCTCCCGCGTTGACACGCTGGAAGGGCAGAACCTTGACAGCCGTCTTTCGGGTGCTGAAGGCGAAATTGACACTCTTCAGAGCGACGTTGTAGCTGCTCAGAGCGCAGCCGACGCTGCCCAGAGCGCCGCTGATGCAGCTCAGTCTGCTGCAGACGCAGCCCAATCGGCTGCTGACGCTGCGCAGTCCACTGCTGATAGCGCAGTTTCGGCTGCTGCAACGGCACAGGCTGGCGCTGATGCGTCCCTGAAGATCTCTGCGAACCTTGGCGATCTCGCTGACGCAGCGGCTTCCCGTTCGAACCTGAGTGTTGACTCGTCCGCTGAAGTGGACAGCAAGATCAGTTCGGCTGTTAGTTCTGCTCAGAGCTCGCTTGAAGGCGACATCGAAGACGTGAGTGACCGGGTTGCGACTCTCGAAGGTCAGAACCTTGACTCTCGCCTCACGAGCGCAGAAGGCTCGATTGCTGGCTTGGGCACGATGTCTGCACAGGATGCAAACAACGTGAACATCACTGGTGGCCTGATCGGCGCCGGTTCCGTTCCTACCGATTCGGGTGTAATTCTCACTGAGAACAGCACTTTGGACGGGGGGACTTTCTCGGGTTTTAATGGCGGGGGTGGTGGAGGCGGCTCCACTCCCGTGATCGGTGCCTATTTCTATGCCAGCTCAGGGAACGACTGGGGCACGCTTGCTAACTGGTCTGGGGATAGTGCCCGGACTCAGGCGGCAACGCAGCTTCCAAGCGGAACCACTGCCGTGACGCTACTAAGCTCCGGGTCTGCTGACATGGACACTTGGACCGAGCCACAGAGCATCGACATCGGGTCTAATGACCTGACGTTGACCTCGACGGCTACGCCTTCGGCTAACCTCACTTGTTCCGTAACTGGGACAACAGGTATCATCACGCTTAACGGCGTGGCGTTTAACCGATAACCACACTGCGGGGGCGCCTGAAATATGGCGCCCCTGCTTCACTTTCTTTCTCTATGAATCCATCTATCTCGATAGTTTGTGACGCCACTTTTGGCGCTGGCTCAGAAAACTTTGGCACTGTCACTGGGAATGTCACGTTTCAGGACGGGTCCGCGAACAGTGGTACAGTGACTGGCAATGCCGTGTTTGAGGGCACTGCTGAGAACAAGGCAGGCGCTACAATCAGTGGCGACGCTACGTTTTCCGCAACTGCTGTTAACAACGGGACAGTTACTGGCACTGTTACTGTTGAAGGCTCTCAAGAAACCGTGTATGCAGCATGGCTTACTGCTAACATTGGTGTAAATCAGTACACTGTTTCTGGCTACAAAAACGGACAGTGGGCGCATAACTCGACTGAGTATAACTCGCAGGCTGAAGCGCAGGCTGCCGACTACGCCGCATGGTTGGCGGCAAATTCTGGTGTTAATCAGTACAGTGGTCTTGGAGAAAAGAATGGTCAGTGGGCGTACAACCAGTCTGAATATCCAAACAACATGTCCGCAACAGCGGCTGCGTATGATGACCAATATCCTGCATGGCTTGCCTCAAATGTTGGCGTTAACCAGTACTACGGCACTTTGGGGACATATGCAAATCAATGGGCGTACAATTCGACAGCATATAGCTCGCAAGCTGACGCGCAGGCCGCTTACGACGCAGCCAATCCTCAGTAACACTCACACATTTCAAGCCGCTGTCCGATCCGGCGGCTTGATTTGTTTTGAGTTAGTGCTAAATGGAAGCCATGCCAACGATTCTGTTGAATAACAAAGTAAACGATGGATCTGCCCCAAGTCCGTCAGATGTTGCAGTCAGAGAACTGGCTATCGACGCCTCCACTGGTTCTCTCTGGACCAAGCTCAAAACTGGTCTCGTTCGCAAGA